GCAGCATGGATAGTGAGAAACGGAAAGGGGAACGCTAGATCTGGAGAGACTGTCACATCTGATCTCATATATTACTGGATGTTTCGTTACGGTATAGACAAGGAATGCGAGAAATGGCATCTTAACCGTCTTCTCATGCTCATTGACATATTTGCCATAAAGTCCTCCCCTGGTAAGAAGATGAGCACGAACGAAATACTCCAGCAGAACAGAGCGCTTAACCAGGCTCGAAAAGCCAAGTACAATACCAGGGGGTGAGAACGTGCTGAAGTTGAAAACTAGCGGAAATTTCAACAACACGAACCGTTTTTTCAACCGCATATCATCCCGTTCCTATATGAAAGTCCTCGATCGCTACGGACAAATAGGCGTCAACGCCCTCTCATCGGCCACTCCAGTAGACTCCGGTAGAACGGCATCGTCATGGGGGTACGAGATACGTCCTAGCGGTTCGGGATGGTCCATTATATGGACCAATACCAACGTCAGGGGCTCTGTGAACATAGCCCTTATATTGCAGTACGGACATGGGACCGGTACCGGAGGCTATGTCCAAGGTCGTGATTACATCAACCCGGCTATCAGACCTATATTCGATGGCATGGCGGATGCCATTTGGAAAGAGGTGAGACATTCATGAGTTCGATCGACCAACGTGTCGTTCAGATGCAGTTTGACAACGCGCAATTCGAAGCCGGCGTACGGCAATCGCAGCAAACGCTCAAAAACTTCGATAAAACACTGCAATCTGAGAATGGCGCAGAGGGTCTTTCCAAATTAGGTCAGGCTGTCGAAATAGTGAAAGACCGTCTGTCCAACATGGGTATTGTCGGCATCACGATAATCCAAAACCTCACCAACTCGGCAATCAACTTCGCCAAAAGACTCGCTTCCGAATTCACCCTAGAACCAATCAAGCAAGGCCTCGGAGAATACGAAAACCAGCTGAACTCCGTCCAGACCATGATGGCCAATACCGGTCGTTCGGTAGAAGATGTCAACAAGGTCATGGACCAGTTGAACGTATATGCTGACAAGACCATCTACAGTTTCGGGGATATGACCTCCAACATGGGCCGTTTCACCGCGGCCGGTGTTGGATTAGAGGATTCAGCTTCGGCTATTAAGGGTATTTCCAACCTCGCGGCCATGTCAGGCTCCAATACGCAGCAAGCTTCCTCGGCCATGTACCAGCTCTCGCAGGCCATCGCCTCCGGTAAAGTCAACTTGATGGACTGGAACTCGGTTGTCAATGCCGGCATGGGTGGAACGAAATTTCAGGAAGCTCTCAGGCGTACGGCAGAGGCTCAGGGCGTCGTGATCGACCGCTCGAAATCCTTCCGCGAATCCATCTCTGGTCAAGATTCCTGGCTCACTGGCGATATTCTCCTCGAAACCCTGAAGCAAATCGGCGGCGAGTACGACGAAGCAACCCTCAGGTCTAAAGGTTATACAGACCAGCAGATCAAAGATATTCTTGACATGGCAAAGACGGCCGAAGACGCGGCCACCGTCGTCAAGACGTTCACTCAGCTTGTAGACACTCTGAAAGAGGCCATCGGGTCCGGATGGGCACAATCTTTCCGTATCGTCATCGGCGATTTCGAGGAAGCGAAAGTCCTGTGGACCGGTGTCAACCGAATCCTTTCAGACCTTATCAACACCTCTGCCGAAGCCCGTAACGCCATGTTGACCACTTGGAAGGAGATGGGAGGCAGAGACGCGCTCATCAACTCGTTCTCAAACGCCTGGCAAGGGCTTCTCACGGTCATAACCCCTATAAAGAGAGCATTGGAGCAAGTGTTTCCTCCCATGACCGGAGAGCGACTTGCCGAGCTAACCAAGCGGTTGGAAGAATTCACGGGCAAGCTGAGGTTGTCCGGTGAAGCGCAATACACGCTGGAGTCCATCATGAAAGGACTCTTCACCGTAATCAAAATGGGAGTGAGTGTCGTCAGATCCCTCGGGCAGGTCTTCGGTACTTTCGTGGTCCCAGTCATAGTCAGGGTCGTGGCAGTTATAGGATCGATACTTGGAGCCCTTGGTCGTCTTATATCGATGTTTGGCGAAGCTATACCTTCCGGTGATAGTTTTCAGGCCATGCTGGATCTCATTAAGGAAACTCTAGGCCCTGTGGGTGAAATCCTGAATAACGTGACGCAAGCGGTTGTGAATTTCTTTAACAGTCTCGGAAGAGGTACCTCGAACAAATCGAACCTCTCGTTCTTCGATTCCATGCTTGAGAAGCTGAAATCGATCAAGGACAAGATACAGGAAGTCCTCGGACCTATTGTCAACGCCATCGGGGACTTCTTCAAGCCCATTACCGACGCCATATCCAACGCCGTAGGCAACATGACCCTATTGGATTGGTCCAAGGTGTTCGCCACCGGCGGCATCGCAGCCGTCATGGCCGCGATAACGAAATTCGTCCATAGTTTCGACAAGATATTCGGCTCCATAACGGACTTGATCGACGAGGTGAAGAACTCTTTCGCCGGAGGCGATGGCATCATAGACAAGTTCAAGGGCGTCTTCGATGTTCTCCAGGCTTACCAGAACCAGCTCAACGCCCAGGCGATCAGGAACATAGCGATAGCCGTTGGCATCTTGGCTGCAAGCATGTTCGTGATAGCGTCCATCGATTCCGGAAAGCTCCTCCCGGCGACTGCCGCAATGGGTGCCCTGTTCGCAGAGCTCGTGGGTGCCGTCACCTTGATGCAGGTAGTCAGCAAGAAGATATCAGCGGCTGGTCCCGGCATAGTGTCCGGTTCCGCCTCCCTCATCGCGATGTCTGCAGCCATCTTGATATTGTCGGGGGCTTTGAAGAAGGTCTCCGAGATTGCGCCTGAGGATTTGTTGAAGGGCGTTCTGGCACTCGGGGCTCTCGTGGCCATCGTCGGTGTGATGGCCGAGATATCCACGAAATTCAGCAATCAGAAAGGCCTCATATCCGGTGCCGTGGCCATGGGCATATTCGCCTTGGCCATGAAAGAACTGGCAAAGGTCGTCGGCGAACTCGGTTCGATCGACACCAACGCCCTTATGAAGGGTCTCGGCGGCGTATTGGCGCTGGTCGTGATGATAACTGGTTTCATAGCAGCTACATCCAACACGATCGGTTCCCAGGGCGTCAGCGCAGGACTCGGCATCTTGGCCATATCTGCGGCTTTGCTCGTTATGTCCAAAGCAGTAGGCAGCCTGGGTTCTATGAATCTAAGTTCCCTTGCAAAAGGCCTTGTGGGCGTCGGGGCATCCATGGCCATATTGGCCGCCGGTCTCATAGCTGTCAGCAAGTTCGCCCAAGGTGGAGTTGCCGGAGCAGCGGCGATGGTGGTGGCTGCAGCGGCGATGGTGATATTGGCTCAGGCTGTTAAGGCGTATGCATCTTTGTCGCTGGAAAGCCTGGCGCAAGGATTGATCGCCTTGGGCGCGGCCATGGTCATATTGGTGGTAGGGCTCAACCTCATGAATGGAACCCTGGCGGGTTCTGCCGCCCTACTGGTAGCTTCGATCGCCTTGGGCGCTTTGGTGCCGGTGGTAGCTGCATTAGGCGCTTTGCCCATACCCAATCTCGTTCAAGGGTTAGTGGCCCTAGCCGCTGCGATGGCTATCATGGGCGTTGCCGGATACGCTCTTGCAGGAGCCGTTCCCGGTATGTTGGGCCTTGGCGCTGCCTTGGCTCTCATAGGTGTCAGCGTGTTCCTGGTGGGGGCTGGTATATCCGCGTTGGCTGCCGGCGTGACCCTGTTGGCAGCATCTGGAGTTGCTGGAGCGGCGGCCTTCGTCACATCGATGGAGGTTCTCCTTGCCGGTCTTGTCCAGATGATCCCGACAATAGCGGCAGCTCTCGTCGATGCCATAACGCAATTCATAACGAATCTAGCAGCAAGAGCCGGGGAACTGGCCAATGCTGCTGTAACTCTCGTACTTCAATTCTTGAATGCTCTCCGTACCGTTATACCAGAACTGGTCAGTTTCGGTTTGGAAATGATCGTTGCGTTGTTGACGGGACTTGCCAATAATATGGAGCAGATCGTCACGCAAGGCGGTCTCATCATCGCAGGTTTCATCAACGGTATCGCCAACTCTCTGGGGGATATTATCCAGGCTGGCATGAACCTGGTGGTCAGCC